CTTTCCATCCAATGGATTGAACGGAAGATAAATAAATATTTGAATGGGTTACTTGACACAGAGGACAAGGATTATGTAGTTGCAGTTGATACTGATGCAGTATATGTTACATTGGGTGATTTAGTATCTAAATTGTTTGATGATGACACGGAATCAAATGTGATAATTGATTTCTTGGATAAAGCTTGTAGGGATAAGATAGAACCTTACATCGATGAGTGTTTTGAAGAACTTGCAGATTATATGAATGCATACCAACAAAAAATGATTATGAAACGGGAGGTGATTGCAGAAAAGGGTGTATGGACTGCAAAGAAACGTTATGTATTGAATGTATGGGATAATGAAGGGGTTAGGTATGAGGAACCTAAGATAAAAATAATGGGGATTGAAGCTGTTCGGAGTTCGACTCCTGCAACTTGTAGGGAGAAGATTTTGGATAGTATGTCGATCATTATGAATGGTACAGAGGACGAACTTATGGAGTATGTATCTGAGTTCAGAGAGGAATGGAAGGATCTTGCAGTAGAGGATATTGCATTTCCACGATCAGTGAATGGTCTGTCTAAATATTTTTGTCCGAAGGATGGATATCAAAAGGGTACACCGATTCAAGTAAAGGGTTGTTTGATATACAATCGGTTACTGAAAAGGGATAAACTTGTGGATTATCCAATTATACGAGATGGGGAAAAGATACGATTTACCTATTTGAAAGAACCAAATCCAGTTGGGGATAAGGTTATAGGTATGCTCACAGAACTTCCTACAGAATTTGGATTGAAGAAGTATATAGACTACGATCTTCAATTCGAGAAAGCATATTTAGATCCACTCAAGTCCGTTTTGAGCGTGATTGGTTGGAATTATGAGAAACAAACATCATTAGAAGATTTTTTTGTATGAGGTGGAAAAATGAGAGTGCATGAATTGGCAAAAGAGTATAAGGTTACTTCAAAGGAAATTATTGAAACTTTGAAGGCAAATGGGGAAGAAGTAAAAAGTCATTTGAGTGGTTTGACGACTGACCAGATAACTAAATTGGGATATATCATGCAGTCGGGTGATACCATAGTCGAAAAGGAATATAAGGAAGAACTTGCAGAAGATGACGATTACGACGAAAAAGGCCCAATCGATTTCGATGAACAAGTTGCAGAGGAAAACGGTACTGAACTGAGTATGGAACCTGAAAAAGATGATTGGACTTTAGGTTCTGGGGATGTGGTTGTTGAAGGGGATAAGATTGGTATTGATCCCGAAAAAATTCAAGAGGCAGTTAAAAGTAATGTAAAGGCTGCAGCCGATGCAAGGGAAAAATATGCAGAAACGGTTGATGCAATAACAAAAGATCCAGAGGGTTGGGCGAATTTAAATGTAACAGAGGATTGGGATCCTGATAAAAATGATGGACAACCCGATGATGAGGAAGGAACTGATTCTGAATTGAGTTTTGGTCAAAAGGCCTTTGCAAAGGCAAAAGCAGAAGAAACTCCAGTAGATGAAATTGCAGAGGTAATAGTCGAAAAACCCAAAGGTGTTTGGGGTTGGTTTATAGGGTTGTTTTCATAAGGAGAGGTAAAAATGGATGAATTTCTTGACACTCTAGTCAAAAATTTGGGAGATGAACATACCACTATAGTTGCAGATAAGAAGTCGTCGGCAGAATTTAGTGGAACGATAGATACGGGTTCATATGTATTGAATGCCGTACTATCGGGTAGTTTGTTTGGCGGAGTTCCTAATAATAAGATAACTGTATTTGCGGGTGAAACTGCGACAGGAAAAACGTTTTTTGTCTTGGGTGTTATTGATCAATTTTTGAAGGACAATCCGAAAGGTGGTGTGATATATTTCGATACGGAAAGTGCTGTTACAGATGAGATGATGCAAGTTAGGGGGATTGACACTACGAGAGTAGTAAAATCTGAACCTGATACCATCCAGAAATTCAGACATACGGCACTTTCTGTTATTGATAATTATCTTGAACAAGATGAAGATGTCCGTAGACCATTTATGATGGTGTTGGATAGTCTTGGTCAGTTGTCGTCAACGAAGGAAATTGAAGATACTGCAAAGGGTGAAGAAACCAGAGACATGACAAAGGCACAAGTACTGAAGGCAACATTTAGGGTACTGAATTTGAAACTTGCAAAGGCTGGAATACCTTTGTTGGTCTGTAATCATGTGTATGATGTGGTAGGTTCATATATACCACAAAAAGAGATGTCTGGTGGTTCTGGTTTGAAATACTCTGCATCAACTATACTGAATTTGACCAAACGAAAGGAACGGGTAGATACAGAAGTAATCGGTAATATTATCAAGTGCAGGACAGAAAAAAGTCGATTGTCAAAGGAGAATAAGGTAGTCGAGGTATTATTGACATATGAACGTGGACTTGATAGGTATTATGGACTTGTGGATTTGGGTGTGGATGCTGGATTATTCAAAAAGGTTGCGACCCGTATTGAACTTCCAGATGGAACAAAACAGTATGCAAAAACCATATATGCACATCCAGAGAAATATTTTACAGAAGAACTATTGGGGAAAATGGAAGAATATGCAAAAAAGGAATATCAATATGGATTAGGTAAGGATGATATAGCGAGTGATGAGGTAGTGGATGAGTCAGAGAAAATAGTAGAAAAACTAGATCCAATCGAGTCAGAGGACGAATAGTGAATAGGATTGAAAGTGCAATATTGAGTAATTTGATACAAGATGAAGAATATCTTAGGAAAACATTCCCGTTTTTGGAGAGTGCATATTTCCAAGATTACAATGAACGGTTGTTGTTTGGTTTGATGAAAGATTATATCGACGAATATAAAACAAATCCGTCGAAGGATGAACTTAGTACGATGTTGTCTAATTCGGACAACATCACAGAGGAAAATTACGATACAATTGATACCATGATAACCAATCTGAATGGGTCTTATAAATTGGATTGGATTGTGGATGAAACTGAAAAGTTTTGTCAAAAACAAGCTGTGTATAATGCAATTATGGATTCGATCAAAATAATTGATGATAAAACGGATGATGTTAGGGGTGAGAATGATATACCTGGAATATTGACTGATGCATTATCGGTTACATTTGATCCGAATATAGGACATGATTTCTTTGATGATAGTGATCAACGATTTGAGTATTACCACACAAAGGAATCAAAAGTACCATTTGATATCAAAAAGTTGAATGAGATAACAAGTGGCGGTATAAGTAACAAATCGTTGAATATAATTCTTGCGGGTACTGGTGTTGGTAAGAGTTTGTTCATGTGTCATTGTGCAAGTGCAAATTTGAATGCAGGATATGATGTACTGTACATCACATTAGAGATGGCAGAAGAACGAATTGCAGAAAGGATTGATGCAAATCTATTGAGTGTACCTATAGTGGATTTACCTTCTATAACCAAAACCGAATACGATTCCAAGTTGGGTAAAGCATTCAAAAAAATGGAAACCAATGCAAAGGATAATGAGAGGGAACCTGGAAAACTTATAGTCAAAGAATATCCAACTGCAACTGCACATACGGGACATTTTAGACATTTGATAAATGAACTCAAAATGAAGAAGAAATTCAAACCTGACATAATCTATGTTGACTATATAAATATATGTAGTTCCGCAAGGATAACGAAATTTAACGAAAATGTGAATTCGTATACCTATGTTAAGGCAATTGCAGAGGAATTGCGTGGTTTAGCTGTGGAGATGGATGTACCTATAATGAGTGCAACACAGTTGAATAGATCGGGATTTGCAGATTCGGATCCAGATTTGACTAATACAGCAGAGAGTTTTGGTCTTCCTGCAACTGCTGATTTGATGATTGCATTGATATCAAATGAGGAATTGGATAAACAGAATCAGATAAAGGTAAAACAACTCAAGAATCGTTACAATGATCCTACACATCTGAGAACATTTATAGTTGGTGTGGATCGTGGTAAGATGAGATTATATGATGTGGAACAAGATGCACAGAATGATATTATAACAATGAATACAGTGAGTGGAGATGACGATACAACATTTTACGAAGGGTTTA